GAGCACGGCGCCGGAGTCCAACTCGAACTTCCCCGCAATGATCGTGATCCCCGTCCCGTAGGCCGTGGGGATATTTAGGTTCCTAGAGGCCATCGTATCCCCCTAAAACTTAGCGCTGCTGTTACGTACAATGAACAAGCCTTGGAAATTGGCCGTATAATAGACCGGTGTGCGGGCGCCGGCGATGTTCTCGTACTGGGTTAGCTCAACAGTGCGACGATTATCGAAAAGCGACGAAACCCCGCTAAACACCGAGTCGAAATCAGGGTTAACCTGCCCGCACTCGAGCATCCCCATCAGGACCTCACCAAAAGCGTCTTTTGTGGTGACGCGGACTACTCCCGCCCCCTGTACCGACACCTCTACACTGTAGCCGTCCGGGGGGACCAGGTTAAGGATGTCCATCCCGGTGCCACCGCCTGTTTCTAAGCCGGTGAATGAAAACGGGATCATAACCACCCCAGAGCCGTATGCCTGGGGGAAATTTAGGTTTCTACTTGCCATCGATTCCCCCTAGAATTTTACGCTACTGTTGCGCATCACGATTAATCCATGGATATCGCAATTGTAATATTTCCCTTTAAATTGCTCCAGGGGCAGTGCAGGAGCCGGAGATTCAGGGATCAGTGTTTTCAAGATGAAGCGGAGGCGACCATCTGGAAGATTCTGAATGCCAGCCCATTCCAGTGAACTGTTTGGCTCCGAGTCAGGAAATAAGGTGAATTGGGCTGAAACAAGCTCGTTAAATCTATCCGAAAGATCAACATAATAGTTCCCAGCGACGGTGCCACCTAGAGTAGACACGCTCACTGAGTAATCTTCTCCCGGGACAATGTCCGTCACCCAGTCGGGAGCGAATGCGTCAAATGCGCGGAATGAAAAAGGTATAAAGATAACCCCGGTACCATAAGCCTGGGGGGTGTTGAAATTGCGACTCGCCATGGTAGCCCCCTAAAACTTAGTGCTGCTGTTGCGCAGGATTATGTTCATGTAGATCGTCGAATTAAGATATTTCGATACCCAAACACCCGCGACAAGGAGGAATTGCCGAACGTCAATCCTCCAGGTGCCGTTGGGTAGGTGGTCGACGTTCTCGAGAACCATCCTGTTATTTGTGCCTGTCGAGATCGTGTCAACGTTCACTGAGAGCAGCTCGGGGAACGCGTCCTTGGTGAAAACACTAACGGCCCCTGATTGAGCGCCTTGTGAAGTGACCGCGAAGTTGTAGCCATCACTTGGGGTCTCGTTGATGATAGTAACATCATTATAAGGGACCACCCCTATGCCTCGGGTTTCGAAATTCAACGGCATCATAACGACGCTGGACCCGTAGCTCTGGGGGAAATTGAAATTGCGTGACGCCATGTGGTGTTCTCCTGAAACCATAGGGGGCGCAGGCCAGGCTGCCCACGCCCCCGGGGAACTACAAATACTAGCTGAGAGTTACACGGACATTATGTCCCGCGGCGCTGGTTGCTAAATTACCGTAACCTCCGCAGCGTACCTCGTAGCTATCTGCCGCAGATTGCCTCAAAATTTGGTTGTCGTCCATCTTTAGGATCTGCACCGCAGGCCCAATGCTGTGGAACTTCCAAGTTTTCATCTCCAGACCGAATGCTACGTTGGTCGGGATGGTGTTGTCTGCAATCACTTGGATAGGGCCCATGTCGCCGTCGATGACGATGGTGCGGAACCCAATATGCGCAGCCTTGAACGCCACTGCTCGGTCGTAAACGACCTTCGCGCCGAGTTCATTCACCAGATTGCGATACTGAACGTTATTCACAAAGAAGTAATCAATCTTACCGCACTCGCGTGCCGCGATTGACTGACCACCGACCAAGGCCTCCTGAATAGTTAGCCCCGTTCCGTCGAACCGTTGGCCTGCGAGCCTGGTGACGTCTGAACTTCTGTCCAGGCCGAAGAAATTATCGCCTGGGAGGGGTGCCACCTGGGGTACCCACGCAGAGAGGCCGGCGACCGCTGCGCCGAACATGCCGCGTCGGAATACGAAATCGTTGGTGGCTACGGTCGGGACCCGCGCATCCCAGTTGGCATCGAGGGTCAGCACGCCGGTAGTGCGGTTGATGGCGCTGATGGTACCAAAACCGAGCTTCACGACGCCCGTGGTGCCATCGGTTGAGGCGGTCTCAACCTGCATTCCCCGTTCAAAATTCACGATCTCGTTTATGTCGGCTAATGTAATAGTAGGCGTGCCTACTGGATTTGTAGCAATCCGACCAATCGCGCCACCGCCGTTGCGGGGCATGTCGATACAGAGCTGCCGAGAGGTTGCTGCCAAAATGCCGTCGATCTGGGCTGTGGTACCGTCCATGAACGCGCCGGCGTCGATTTTGGACGCCATCGCCGTTTCACCGGTGATGGAAGCAACGCCATACCAACGAGTACGGGTCAGCCGGAAGGCTTCGACGTCAACGCCGTTTTGGGCTTCCTGAGCTACGGCAAAGTCAGACGATACGCCCTGGGGCTGTGAAACCAGGTTCACAAGCCGGAGGTCGCTACCGACGAAAGACTCTTCCTTCTGCATCATCGCCCAAAGGGGGCACGCGCAATAGGTTAGGTCTGTAATGTAGTCTTCTGTGTATAGCTCTTTGAGAGCGTCGTTATAGCCTTGTAGATTTAATGGAGTAGGTGCCATGTCGTCGTGCCCCGTTCACAAACGGGGCCGGAATTAGTGGGCGCCCGCCTGTATTTTGGCAGCTAGGTACTTAATCTTGTCGGACCGATCCATTTTGGAGAAGTCGACAGGCTGTACCGTCCCCGTATGCCCGTTAGTGAGCGTACGCGGTGCCGCTGGTTTTTGTGTGCTTTGCGGGGCTGGCTTTGTGGTGCCCAATTTTGACTGGAACTTCTTGGTTTTCGTGAGTCGTTCTACTTTCGACTCTAACTCTTGCTCGATCATATTCGCAGCGTCGGCTAGAGGCAAATCTTCACCGGTTCGCCGGTAATGCAGAGCCACCAGATTAAAGACCTCATCATCGGCTTCATAGGCCCTAATGTACCCAAAACTCTCGTCCGAGAGAATGCCCGCGAGGTCTTTTCTGGCCTCCGCTATGATGCGATCGTTTTGTGATTGCACCGCCTGCTGCTGCAGGGCCTCGTTGGATGCCTTCACCTCGGCAAGCTCACTGCGAACCCGGCGGATCTCCTCCATCGGCGACGGTTGCCCGTCGTTCAGCTTCCGCTGGGTGTAATCCGAGTAGAAATCCGGGTTCTGGTCTTCCAAATACTTGATCGGGTCTTTCTTAACGGCCTCAAGCTCCACCCGGTACTTCGCCGCCTCGGCTTGCTGTAAGACTAACCGCGCCTGGTCTGCCTTTAGCTGGCGCTCCTTACGGGTGAGCATGGCCAATGTCCGAGCCCGCTTGGACGGGGTATCGTCGGGCGGAGCAGCGGCGGCCTCCACGGCTTCGGGCACCTCCTCGGCATCCGCCACAACCTCCTCGGCTTGGTCTCCCTCCGGGGCTGCATCGTCTGCGGTGAGTGCAGGCTCGGTTACTGCGTCATCAGCGTCACTGGGCACACTGGCCTCAATAGCAGCCTCTGCCAGGCCCTCGGTGATCGCCTCTGGGTCCTCTGCGGCCTCTGGGGCCTCTGGGGCTGACCTGGCTTGGATGGCCGCCACCACCGAGGCGATCTGGTCGCTGCGGGACTGCGGCACCGGGGGCGTGGGAGGTAACTCTTGAATTGCTGTCATTGGGGGATCGCTCCTAGCTGTTGGGCTTCACTTGGGATTCCGGCTAACTGTGCCATGTCCGGAGCGGGGCCCCCCGGGGGCGGCCCACCTTGCGGGGCTCCTGGGGGTACCTGCTGCTGCATTTCCATGGATTGGGCAGCTGCCTCGGCAAGGACGGCCGTTGCATCGGCGATGTACTGCCTTAGGAGGTCTAGGCGGTCCTCTGGGACCTCGTCCGTCTGGGCCTTGAGCAATGCGTAGGTCATGGTCTTTACGTTCAACTGCAGGTCGCTGTGGGGGTCTGGGGCTACGTACTTCCCCTTTCCAAGCATCTGCTCGATGATCATGTTGGCATACGACAGCGGGGAGTTGTTCAGGCTGGTCACGGCCTCTAGGTCTGGGTAGTCCATTAGCAACGATGCCTCGTCCTTTGAGACGAATCCGACCTCAATCATCTGCGCGACCTGTTCCCACTTGCCGGCTGGGGTCTGCGGGAGGAATGACGTCGGGTAGATTTGCAACACATACTGGTCAGCCTCGAGGTCTATCTCGGACCAGTCTACGATCTCCATCTTACGCCCGGACTGGGTTACCACAGCGTACTTGCCATCCCGCTTGTAGATCTCCTTGGCTAGCTCAATCTGCTGTTTGGCCACGTCCATATAAAACTCTTCGAATGCCTGCCCAATCAGCGCAAACCTCTCACTCTGAATCTCATTGTACTCAATTATGCTTTTTCCACTGTTCAAACCGGCTGGCTTACGCCCAGTTGCCGACAACTCCGACACCCCAGACTGTTCAAACGCACGGCTGTAGAGGCGATCGAGGTGCTGGAAATACTCCGGGGAGATGGCTTGGATGGTAGTAAATATAGGTTGTTGCCCTACATACTCTATTACTCCCCAATCCTCATTGCTTAAGTGAGACTTAACAACTTTGGAGCCACGGTGGATGAACACATGGGACGTCGCCAGGCGCATCAGCGACTGGATCTTGCGTAGGATCAGGTTTACTTCGAATTGGATCCCTTTGAGATTATCCGATAGCCCTTCACCAAAAAACCCTAAGCGCCGCTTAGTCCATCGTAGGAACACCACCGGGAAGTGGGATTTATGCCATGGCTCATCGACGAAAATAGCATTGCCGATACAGAGCACATGCCGGCCATCGGTGGCGCCGGGGTAGCTTGGTAGGTGCCAGGCTTCAACAACGGTTGCCATGGGGGAGAGCGCCGAAGCGTCGGCCTGGGGGTCTCGGAGGATGCCTGCGGCTTCGATCTCCTCCTTTAGCTCGGCATAATCTTCCATGAGACGCGATTTGGCCACATTACGGACTTGGAAGAGGTCTCGGGGGTCCCCATAGACGGCCTGTTGCTCATCGATGAGGAATTCGTCGATCCAAACCCGCTCTGTGACGATCTTAGAGTCCTGCTCATAGATCTTAATCGCACCGGTGCCTGTGATCGCGGCGTCAATCAGGACTTCTTGCCCCGCTGGGTACGTCTTTGACGCACTAAACTGCCCCTGAATGAACTTATTCAGGCGCTTAGCGCGCTGCTGCAGGACGAAATCGCCCTCGTGCGTCAAGGCGAACGGCCTGGCCTTGTTCTGGCCAATGCGCGAGGTCGCGGCATCTACCACGGACCGGATGACGTTGAGGGTTATCCGCGAGTCATTGTTGTTTGACCGAACAGTGTCGATAATGTTCTGTTTCGACGTCCCGCCGATGCCGTACATCCCGCCGAATCCCTGAAGGTCACTGTACAGCCGCAAACTACGGTAGTTGCGCCGGCGATTATGCGGCTGTTGGCGGTCGAGGAAGTCCACATCAGCGAATATCTGCTGATTGACGTCATCATCCATAAGCCACCAAGACTGACGGTTACGGTTCTGCATCCCTTGGTAGCTATACGCCATTACGACCCCGCTGAGTGGAAGAGTACATCTTCGGACTGCTGCTCTGTGAAGAGATCGCGCTCTGCCAGAGCCGTTTGCAGGTCTATTGTGCCTGCTTCGTCTAGCTGAGGGAAGAATATGCATTCAGTGCCATTGTCGGCGATGCGTTGCACGCCGTTCTTGCGGCACCATTCCAAAAGCTCATAGTTGATATCGCTCATAGATCCTCCCACCAGGTGTAATCATCTGTAGCCAGGGCCGTGGCCCGGCTGATTGCGGCTTCTTCTAGGGCTGCCTCGGCGAGGCGGTGCGTTGAGAACGCCCCCTCTGGCACCGGGGCCTCCTTCGTCGAGAGATAATGCTTTGCGTAACGAAAGGCGTAGAGCGCGCTATCAGCGGCGTGGTCGTCGGCGCGCTTGTCTATCGTACGCGTTCCCGACTGGGACTCCCCCCATACCAGGTTCGCCCACTCCGTTATTAGGACATCCACACCATCACGGCAGAGCTTCACCTTCCCCATTATGAGGTCGTCGTTCATGATCCCTATGAAGTCAGACTTCCCGGTCTTCTCGGCCGCTTGGAACGGGATGCTGTAACGCATCCGCATCTCCTCCACAGCCTGCTTCGACGCGTCGTCAATAACCACGTGTGCAACCGGATATTGGGCTTGCAGCGAGGTGATCTGGCTTGCCAGGTCGGTAAGCAACATATGTTGAAACTTCCAGACATTCAGGATGTAGAAGCAATCCGATTGCTCACTATAGGCCGCAACGCAGATCGCCGTGGGATCCTCCCAGCCCATGTCGATACCAAGCAAATAGGTATACGTCCCCGGGGGGAGCTCCGTGTCGATGTAATTCCGCTCAGGATTGAACTTGTAAACCAGGTTCTCGGCATCAGTTACCCACTCCCCTAGGTAGTTGCGGCGGAATGTCGGCGTTTCTTCCACGTACGGGTTGCGCTCGCGCATGTCGGTGAGCTCGGCGTCCCAATTCACGCGCATATACGGGTTGTCATAGGTCGACCACTTATGGACCGACCAGCCAGGCTCCTTGCCCGTCGTGACGTCGAAAAATAGCCCGGCGGGGACCTCTCCGGGAGTGCCTATCATAGCTAATGTGCCCCGGTGATCCACGAGGGTGGGTTTCAATACATCGTATACTAACTTTCTAATGTATGGCCTAAAGCTGGCGCACTCATCCACGGCAACGAGGGCGTTCGCCTGGCCTAACTGGCGTTCCATCTGCTCAGGGGTGGCATCGGCGCCTGTTATGCGGATGATGGAGCCGTTTGGCAGCGTGACCACTAGTTCCGTTGAATGGAAGGTGGCCCCCAACTGCAGGTCGCGGTTCAGGCGGTGCATTATTGGCCACATAATGGCCTTGGCCGAGGGCCGCGTCAGGGCCAGATAGAGGCACTGCACGTGCGGTTGCTCGAATGCGACCTTTAGGAGGTACAGCGCGACGCCGAAGGTCTTGCCGGAACGGCGTGTACATAGCGCCGCCTTCTGGCGGCTAGGGTCCAGGATGAAGCTCGCTTGGGCTTCGAACTCGTGGTCAATGAACTCCGGCGGGGGCTTGGTCAGTGCCTCTTCACTGGCAATGAACTGTAGTAGCTGCCGCCGGGCACTGTCGCGGATCCCCATTGGCTAGTTATTCGTCGCCGGCTTCGCGTACCTTGACCCTGGCTTGCGGCCTGGCTTCTTGCGGGGCTTCTTTGCGGGGGGTGCCACCACCGGGGCAATGCCCTTGGCCGCGTCACCGATGGTGAACTTGACAGGCATGGGCGGCCCCTCGACGACCTCATAGGTGATTACAGGAGGGGACGCCTCAGGAGCGACGACAACCGCCGGGGCCTCGGCAACGCGGAGGGGGACGAGCATCGCCACCTGCTCACGTGGGACCCATAACCGGTAGTCCTTGCCGCTGTTCTCTAGCTTAACCCAGTCATCCTCAAGGGTGATCTCATAGGCAGACCAGAGAGGGTTCCGTATGTTGATCCCCTTGTGCCGCTGCCCTGCGATAAGCGTAGGGTAAACAAATTCCAGATGCTCGACTGCAATAACTTCCATAACTGCCATTACCGTTCTCCTAGTGAGGGCCTATAACGCCAAGATGGAGCATATTGCTCCGCGTGTGCGGTCCAGAAGGTACACCTGATTATGCCATTGAGCCCGAGGTCTTCCAGTAGGCGGCCCGCTAGGCCGCAGCCACGGCTGTGACGCTTTACATACAGAAAAGCCAACAGGTCTTGTGTGCCGCAGATCCAACCCACGATGTGGTTCGGCTCATCGGCGATGCACATGATCCGGGGCCTGTGGCGAGACATAACCCGCCATACTATCGGTTGCATCCGGTCGTAGAATATATCCGTAGGCACATACCGGTTCTGGGGGGCCTCGCGGAACGCACGAAGC